TGGCGAGCCTCAACCTGACGCTTCAAATACTCCATGATTGGAATACCTCTCTTGATAGTTGTTTTGTTTACTTGCAAACCCGCAGCGGCTCCGCGTGCGGCATCGTCCTACGGCTCCGTAGTGACGAAAATCTAGAAAGCCTTAGAAAGCAAATCCATTTGCTTTTGCAACACGGACAACGGAACAGTTGGTTCCGGATCCGAATCCTTGCCGGTCATGCGATCCACGACCGTGCGCAGGATGTTCGCCTGATCGTCGTCAAGTTCACCAGCCTGCAACGCGTTCATAGCGTCCGCCAGAACATCCGCATCCATTTCGGTGCGGTGCGCAATCACCTTCAAATTACGGACACTAGCAGTCGTCGTCGGATACGCCGGGACACCAGACACAACAGACACTTCATGCAACCGCACTTCGTTCAGGGTGCGCTCGTTGCCGTCCTGCGACCACTCATCAGCGACAGTAGAGAAACCAAAAGACATACCCGTAATGTCACCCCGGCGAATGTGATACGCGGTCGAACGTCCAAGTTCCGTATCCGGAAGATCAATCTCCACATACCCGCCGTCCGCACGATCCTCAATGCGGAGAGTCTTAGCGCGAGTCGAACCCAACAACATCTCATCATTGTGGTTGTAGTACGCACGGATGTCGTTGCGTGACTTCAACGTGCGAGTGAACGCACCCGCCGCAATTCGCTCAGTAAACGGCAACGGCAACGAAGGCTCATTGTAACGCCACGCATACCCACCAAACGACATACCGTTAGACGACTCATCCACCGCACGCAACTCCGTGTCAAGGGTGCGAATCTCTGTGTGCTGCATCTCTGTCCTTTCGTCACGGATGCGTTCAACTTCACGTTCCAACCAACGCCGCGCCGGACCGGGATCCAGCGGGTCAATACCCCACAAGTAATGCGCCACCGCACCTGCACCCGGCCACTCAGGGTGTTCAGGATCAGTGTTCTTCGGTGCATCCAAATCAACCGCGTGCCGCGCACCCCACGCGTTAGCGCGAACAACTTTGTCATCCGACATTTCACCGCGAGCCATAGCGCGAGCCTCGCGAAGTGTTCCCTCTGTCAACCCGTCGCCGCCGTAACCCTCACGGTTCAACTCAAGTCCACGTTCCGCAGCGTCACGAATGTATTGCGGAATGTTCTCCGCACGATCCTCCGACGGAGGCTGCAAAGGATCAATCTTCGTCAGGGTACTGAACCGGTGACCCACCAACGTTTCCGTTGGTAAAAACCCATCACCGGACGCGGTGAAAATACGAATCAAGGCTGCGGGGTCATCCTCGCTCGCGTTGATACTGAACTCACTATCAGGAATGCCTAACGTGCCTTCCGTCATAATGTGTTCGATCTGGCCTCGAGCCATGCCACCCGACGAATCCCACTCCACGAAATCGCCTTCAGAAAGTTCACCCGGTTCCGCACGCTGCTCAAAATCGCCGGGATCAATCACCGTCAAACCAAGATCAGAATAGGCAGCACGCGCCGCACCATCATTCTCAAACACATGCGTAATACGGTAATCCTGCGCCAGGCGTTCTGCTTCACCCGCCTTGAAACTCACCTGATCAACGGACTCATCCGGACGCATCAACAAGATAAACGAACGCAAACCCGCGTTGCTCAACGTTGTCATAGTCGTGCCGCGTTGCCGTTCCTCACGACCCGTGATCACAAACAAGTCACCCGGCAAGCCATTGATGTAATCAATCACATCACGAATCGGACGCGTACCACGCTCAATGATCGTTCCATCAATGTCCGTGATAACAGCGGTGACAGCGTTCGTGACACGCTCGCCACCCGGCTCCATATCCTCCGCAATACTCAACGCAACCATCTGATCAATGGCGGATTGCTTCGTATCATGGCACGCCACAACTTCGCCGTCCTCTTTTACGACAGCCCACGCGGGACACTCAGACTGATCAGTTATGAAATACGGCATATCTACACCAATGTTTGACGCAGGAACGAAATAACATGCGCACCACTCGCGCTGATCGCATACAACGACTCATTAGGTGCTAGATCAATTTGGATCGTTTCCTCTTTCAACAACTGCAACCCACTTGTTGTTGAAACGGTAGATCCTCCGAGATAAAGCACTTTGGTGTTGTCATTGTTGTGAATTGTTAGCCGTGTCCATTGGACACTATTTCCATCAATTTGAATGGGTGCAACTGCGCCAACCGTGACTTGACCGCTAGTTATCATCAGTCCACCAACCACATAAATAATTCTTCCTCTGCCTGCCGTCGTTGCTTGCGGCTATTCGGCGCGGCTATGAATACCGGCAACACGATGTGCGCAAAACCCGTCACAACGTTTTGTGTTTGTTGCGTCCCGTCAACGGATCCCGTGTACGCAACCCCGCCGGTAACCGTGCCGCGTGACCGGTTGCGAGAGAAACGCGTGCGACCGTTGCGGACAATCTTCGGTGCAGGCCAATACCACCAGCGTGCGCCACCGGACTCCGTAGGTTGCGGAGCAGGGGGAGTCGGGGGAGTCGGTTTCGTTCCCGTCACGGAACCAGCCGAAACCCCTGAACCGGTCACAGAGCCACTAAGACCCGGCGCACCCGTAACCGCACCTGCCGTGACTGTTGTGCCGTCCACGACCGCGACAACCGCTATACGACCCGTTACAGACCCGGTAGACGTAGTAGACCCGGTAACTGTGCCGGTGTTGTTCTCCCGACCCGTCACCGAACCCGACGAGGATTGCGTGCCAGACGCGGAACCCTCAAGACCGACCAAACCGGAAACGGAACCCGCGCTAGTTACAGAACCAACAACAAACCCTGTCCCGAAACCACCAAGCGCATTCGAATCCAGAACACCCAAAGACTCCGAATCAAGGGTGAACAGACCCGCCACAACTAACTCACAGACTCAGACAAGTTCCCTGAACTGATCGTGTACGTGCCGTCCGTGGCGTACGTCTGCTCCGTGTCCAAAGCGCGAGAACCATAGAACGTACCACCTGACACCGCAGACCAATAACCAAGATGCGTGATCGTCGTAGAACCGGGAACATCAAACACAATATCCGCATCAGACGCAGCAGTGCCGCTAGATGCCGCACCCCACGAAATAGACTCACGCGTGTACGAACCACCCGTGACCTCACTCGTTCCACCCGTGGAAGGGTCAGCCGTGTGCAAACTCGCATAAACCGCAACCGCAGTAAGACCGGAAACCTGAGCGTTCAAACCCGCCGCAACTAGACCCGCCATTATTCCTCAACAATCCTAGAGATGTTTCCGTCCGCGTCCCGTTCAATCTTCCGCGTCTTACCGTCCGGCAACTGAACATTCACGACAGGAGCCGGGAGGGAATCAATCGTGGACCGGATAACATCAGCGAACTCCGACGGATCCATGCTGCGAGCATTGTACGCGTCTTGAATGTTCGCCGGGGACTCCGCAGCCTGCGTCGCGTTCTGCAACTGCACAGACGGCAAACCGGTGTGATCAATGGCAGGCAATCCAACCGCCTCAGCCGCAGCCGATGGGGAGTATCCAACCTGCACAAGACGCGCAACCATATCCACGCGCTTTTCAAGTTCAACAATATTAGCCGCGCCTAGGTTCACGTTAGCGAGCGCAACGCGGTACTGATCGCCACCCTCAACGCGGTCCAGATCCTCCAACCGGTGAATGTCATTGATCGACAACCAGCCGCCTTGAATCGCCTGCGAATAGGAGGTATATCGGTCTTGAAGGTTGGCGCGTAGCAAACCATCAACGTTGAACTTCAAGAACGCATCACCCGTAAGCATCATGGAATACGCGTTCTCAATTTTCTGGATCATCGGCAATAACGTGTACGTGACGAACTGCCGCGACGATTCCTCAACGCTCGCATACGACATTGCTCCCTGTTGCGTACTCTGCAACATGTGGACCGGAATGCGAAACATACGCGCAACCTGCTCAACAACAAACTGTTGTTCCTCAATCAGTTGTGAATCGTTCGGAGCGATAGTCGTGCTGTTGAACTTCGCGCCACCGGACAAGACACCGGGACGATGCGCCTTCCGTAAACCCTTGTGACCTTTTTCCCAACCGTCCTGAATGGCCTTAGCCTGCTCCGCAGTGATCTCACCGGGAATCTCAATGACACCCGCCGCGCTAGAACCAGAACCGAAAAACGCCGCCGAATAATCCTCAAGAGCCTTAGCGATGCCTAGAGTTTCCTTCAACTCACTGATACGGCTAGTGCCATGCAACGCACCCGGCAAACGCAGATCCGTGATATGCACAATCTCATCTTCAGTGAGAACCGTCTTACCCTCATCAACCACGTATTCAATGCGACCATCAGAATCCCGACGCACCTTGATTCGGCGCGGATCGATGATGTGCAACGCGATAATGTCGCCACGCTGATTGAACAACTTGCGGGTGAACGACTCACCGTGCACCAATAGAGAAAAGATCATCATTTGGTAGTGATCGGTGCGTGAAGTGTTCCGGTCCGGTTCAGGGTTATCGACCCACACCGGCTTCGGACGGAAGGCGCGACGCTCGCTCCCGGCGCGGTAGAACGCGTCAACCGGCAGGGTAGAGATACTGTCAGCGATCAAACGCACCGCAGCGAAAACCGGTGTAATACGAATGGCGTTGTCTTGCGTGATGTTCACGCCGCTACGCGTGCCACCGGTCAGCGACGGGTCACCAATCTCAAAGAGTTTCTGGAACGTGATAGCGCGACGCTCCGGAGGCGTAAACAAATTATTCAGCACCGCGTGCACGCTCCAATGCAACTCCGAACATGGTCAACAAAACACCACCGACAATGAAACCGGCAGCGGGTGCGAGCAGCGCAGCACCGGTCGTGATCGCAATCAAACCGGCAAGTTGAAACACCGTCGCCATGGGTTCTCCCTAATAATCAACAAACGTCACACGCGACCACGGTTCTTGCGTGATCGTTTCCTCAATACGCGTCATCCGGTCATGCTGCGCAACCAACACAGTATCCGGAACCGCCATAGATCCGCGCTCCGCGTTCCGTTCCCGGCAAACATCCAACGGAGTCCGCATGATAATCAAATGACTATCCGCGAGAGACCAACGTGCCGCCTCAAGCCACGACAACCGTTCCGGTTGCTTCGTGTTACAAGCATCAATCACCAGCGATTCACCCGCACGCAACCGTGGAGGTGCGAGCATCCGCAACGCACCCACCTGATGCAAATCAAGTTTCCCTCGAACCTTGCGCACGATATCCGCTGATAACACTTCATCGCATTCAAGCGTGGCCGCGTACGTTGATTTACCGGACGCGGGAATACCACACATCACCGTCAGCATTAGGCGAAGAACTGCGGAACAGGTTGCGCCTGCTCCGGTGATTGATTCACGGCACGTTCAACCGCCATGATCCCCGCAACGGCAAGGTCGATACGTCGCGCACTGTGACGCGTTTCCTTCACAATGCGCGTCCCCCGGCTATCCGTTTTCAGATAGGCGTTACTAACGTGCCGCGTTAGTGCCGGGTTACCGTCATGCGTCAACCGACGAGTGAGCACCATATCCGTGAACCGCTTCGTAGCGGGAGTCATACGCGCAGCCGACTGAGGGAATTCCGTCACCGGAAGATTCTCATCCGCCAACACTTCAAGCGACCGCGACCACAAATGCGGGTCAGCCGTAATCTCACGCACCCGCCACCGCAGACACGCGGTACGGATCGCCTCTTCAACGTCAAGGATCGGCACACGCCATTCACTGACCGTTGGTGGTTTCTCCCAATGACCCGCAACAGTCACATGCGGGAACTCGCCAATCTCCACCGCAATCAACGCCGTAGAGTCACCAGAGAACGAACCATCCAAACCAAGCACAACATCCGCGCCGTCAGGAATGGTCCGTGAATCGTGGCATTCATCCCACGCCGCCTGCGGCAACCATTGACCCTGCAAACTCACGGGACGGTTGAACCAATACCGCTGCCACTCAGCCGCCGACGTTTGCGGATCCTCATAACTAGCCGCAATCGCTTCCAGATCCATCCACGCAGACGCGGGACCGTACACTTCCCGCAAGCCTTCAAGCCGGTCACGTTTCTTCGATGCGTCGTATTTCGCTGGTGCTTCGCGGTGATCAAACAACAAACCCGCGTCAGACACGCGACCCTCAGTGATCGCCTGCGCGTATTGGTGCGTAGCCTCAGCAACCGAACCTTCACCCGGCGCATACATAGTCGAAGTCTCAAGCATCCAACCGGAAGCAATCTTCCGCTTCAACAAGTTACGCAACGTCACCTGATGCAACCGCTGCAACCTAGGCAGAACCCACAAGTGAGTTTCGTCCGCAACAATGAACGTAGACTTCCCGCCGTCCTTGCTGCTGTCCGCCGCGCTCTCCGGAGTAATACCACCATTCGGCAACAACACGCGAGTGATACCCGCATCAATCCCCGGATACTCCTCCTGCAACTTCTGCGACGTATTCAAAATGAACTTGATGCCGTCATAAGTGTTCCCCGCCTGATTGAACTCAGTAGCAAACACAAGAATCTCAGGACGCTTCACCGGAACGCCAACCGGCTCCCCCTCATCATACGGATAACCCCACGACGACACCTCACCAGCCGCAGCGAAATGAGAAAACCGCGCCGGACCCAACGCCTCAACAATCGACACAAACGCCGCAAGTTCAGACTTCGCACGACCCTTCGGACGCGACAAAACCGCACGACGCACCCTCCGCGAACCATCCTGATTCAACTCATACGCACGAATCAGAAACGCAGCAAACTCATCATCAAGACTAATCGGGTCACCCTCAATGTCACCGGGACCATGACACAGGAAAGTCTCTACCCAATCAATGACCTGATAACCAAGACTAATCATTGACAACGGCCATGAGCCGCGACTTACGATCCGGATCAACCTTCGCCACAACCGGAGCCGCAGGAACATCCCGATCAACCGCGATCTTCAACCGCATACGATCCTCAGGAGTCGCACCGAACTTCGCAACACGGATCCGCAGTTCAGCCGCAAGACCAGAATCACCCTTGCACATCTGATCATGCAGGAACGCAGTATCCTCCAAGAAATCCCAATCCGTCTCCGTGAACGTTTGCGCCTGAGCAGACTCACGCCACGTACGCCACCAACGCTCCGTGCGCGGATGCCAATCATGCTCCGGCAAATCACGACCACGCACCTGATCATCAGGCGCAAGCCGCTTCAACTCAGACTGACGACGCTTCGTATCAGTCTCACGGCTACGTTCGGCACGCGGTGCAGGTCCACGACCGGCCATAATCAACCCTCCCGGTTTGTATTACCTCT